GCTGGGATCGCCACCTTCCACGTTTAGCGAGCCTGTAGGCACTTCGTACGTCGCCCATCTGTGTCCACACTCCTGGCAATCTCGTAGTCTCCATTTCCATCCGTACCGGGTATCTTTTCTGCTCTCTTTTACTTTGCTGTGCCATGAATTGCACACAGGACACATACTCATCTATTCCATCCTCACTGTGTATTGGGGGAAACCCTAGTTGTTTCTATGAACACTCCATGATGAAACGCTGACAGCAGTTGTTGCCCTCCAAATTGTTCTAACAGATTGTCTGCAATGTCTTCGTGATACCAACCGTCATACTGACTAATTGTCTCAACCAGCATTTCAACCCTAATTGTTTTGCCAGTAGTGATAGCCAGCGTGTACTCGACCCTGACTCCGTTAGCTGGGCACTTTGCGAAAAACTTGACGGTGTATTTATTCATAACAATGCCTGTTGTGGTGTTTGCTTCCAGGTTGTTGGCGGGTTCTCTGCGTCAATACGTTTTGCCATGCAGTGAACACAGACTGACTTTGATTTGTGGTTGACAGCAACGTTCGTAGAGTCTGCGCTAGATAACGGCCAATCCGCCAGACCTTGACCCAGCATCCGCAATCCATGCGTCCACGGCAGCCTTGCGTGTTGTCTTGCCAGCAGGTTAAACACCTCATCCATCCTTGCTGACCATGCCGGAGAGCCAACCTGCCAATATTGCCCAGCTGACCCAAGGCAGACTTTCCCCCACTCGTCTACAAGCTCCAGCAGGTAATCTAGCGACAAGCCTAAATGCCAGACTGGAATACCAAACTGTTTACCAAACGGCCAGGAGTTCACCATCTCCCGCTGTTGCTCTACCGACCCGTCGATTACATCAGGAACGACAGCCCAGTGCGGATGACCGAGAATAGGCTCTAACCATTCGTAAAACCCATTCCGGTTGAACGGAACTCCGAGCGTTTTTGCTGAGAAAGCACCGTTGTCCAACATGACGCTTTGCCCAATACGGAGACAGGTTTTGAGATTGTCTGGACGGAAGAACGACACACAGAAGTGTTCACCTTTCAAGGCTTCCAATGACTTGTTTGGAGTGATCGGAGTGCCGTGATAGTGAATCATCTGCCCAACCTAGCTTTTATCTCAGCCAGCGCAGACCGTCCGACATCCGTCTGAACCTTTGGGGCTGGCAGTGCTGTGAACTGTCGATGCTCTACTCGGTCGAAGTCCTTGCACATCCCAATGAACTCGGACAGATTAGGAGGCCATTCGCGTTTCTGATGCGGCAGTGCGTCCATGACCTTGCGTAGAACCTCTGGCTTGCAGGATTGCAGGTAGTTATCCCAGGATTCTTTGGCTGGCATGATTGCGTTGTCATCGTGCTCAAACATAACCTTGAACTTCTGAGCACCGTAGAGCGCAACGAACCGCTCAAAAACCCGATCCACTAATTGCATTTAGTTTCTCCTGGAAGTCAGCATCGACAACATCCACAACGTCCGGCTGGCGTCTGCCTAGCAACAGGTCTAACTTTCGATCTTGTTTGGCAGGTTGTGAATTGGTGGAAACCCTAGTGTTGCGAATCCAGTTGCGCCACGTTGCTGTCCAGTCGGTCTTTACACCCTTCTGCCCAGGCTGGGCAATCCAGTAGTCGCGGAACGCTGCGAACACTTCGTCTGGCTTCAGGTCAGGACGTTGCTGCTTGCAGAAGTCAAACCATTCTTGCGTCAACTCACAATCTGTCGGCAGGCGCGTCCCACGCGCTGCACTATTCTTTTTATGGTTATTGGTTATTGGTTCTTGGTTATTGGTTAGTTGAACATCTGTTGGAGCTGTGCTGAACACCTGTTCAACACCTGTTGAACTACTGTTATACCGACGTTCAGCAGATGCTTTGCCTGCTGTGGATTTCTTGTGGATAAGTTTTCGATACTCCTCGATCTCTTTGTCGCAGCGAGTATGTCTCCAGACCATATCCGGGCCAGCGTGCTCAGGCTTGAAGAACGACAAAAGGATCAGTTCGACCGTCCTTGTGTCCGTTCCAACTTGGAATGCAAGCACCTCCAAATCGCCCGGTAACGGCTTCTCGCTGTCGTAGTACATCCACAGCAGACGAAGGTATGCCATCGACTGAGCATCTGTTAGTCGTGATGTAGCCTTCAGGAAATCACCTATGTGGTGATGGTAGTAATGCAAGACAATCTCCAGTGGTGGACGACCCCAGTGTGAGAATTACCGGGGGCTGTACACCGTTGCAGTGAACTTACGGCATCTGAGGCCGTCCCCGCTGGAGACTGCTTGCGATGCCCCTTTTGCGCTTCTCACGGCGCTAAGAGATCATACGAAAACAAATGTTGCCTGTAAAGCCTTACACCAACCTTACAGGCAACCCTGCTAGAAACAATTGGTATTGCAATTCCCTCCGAAACAACAGGTAGTGCAAGTCACCATCCTGCCGTTGATCGTGTATGTGTGTGTGCTGCAAGCAGCGTAAGCAACACTCGCAACAAGTGAGAACAACAGACCTACTGCTACTTTCTTCATGTTTACCTCGCTTTGATTAGACCACTCTGAACTAACTGCACTAAAGTTTTTCTGAACGCATCCTCCCAGGCTTCCCGCCTTTCCTCTCCTGACATCTTCGCCCCCTGGTCGATGGCAAAGTGGCAGTGCTGACAAAGTGCCGCGGTAAAACAGTCATGCGCCTTCATCCCCATGCCCTTACCGTATGCACCCCAGTTGGCATGAGCAGCTTGTGTCTGACCGTCAAGACCGCATCGCTGGCAGGATAGAGAGGCAACTGCCTTCAACCATGACTTACTGCGGAACATCAATCACCTCAACATGACAAGAGTGATGCAAGCTAGTCTCTCGACCGTCGCGCTCGACAACGTGCCGCATACCGGACGGGGTTCTGATCTCCAAACGCAGGTATGTGTATACCTCACCTGTCCGTAACAGGATGAACCGCTGTCCCGGCTTTACCCTTCGCACTCGCGTGACACTTTCTGATTTCATCCTCTAGCTCCCGTTTAGCTGGCATCCCTCGCGCCTTCTCTACCTGCTCCAGATGTTCCCGACGTTTCTTGATCGGCCAGCGCAATACAGTCATCGCCTCGCAGTGGAGCGCATACTCTCTCGACTGCAAGCCCACTATGGAGCCATCAGGGAGAGTGACGAGTCGTGCGTTGTCGTGTCGTTTGCCGCACGCAAAACAGACATCTCGTCCGTCATCTGTAGACCGTGATTCGTCGCCCATGCCAGCACCTGCTCTACATAGTCCGAAAACTGCGCCTTCGTCAGCCCCGTTGTCGTTGGCTCCTGCTCGACCACCTGACCGTTAGGTAGCTCGATCATCCTGCCTGGCAGCAACTTGGTCTTAAAGTAGGCATGCCAGACATCCGGGTCGTGCTGGTTACCTTGTGGGCGGATCTGCTCGCTGATGGCGTGAATGGTGGCCCAATAGAACGAGTTCTGTGCGCTTGTCCGGTTGGGTGGCTCTATTCGTACCACCCAGCCATGCCGAGCGTTTCTGACGGCTTCTATAGCCCTCTGACGGGCAGTGTCGTGTGCGAGCGTAAAGATCACAGTTCTACCTCTTTAAGTTTCCAGCGGTTGCTCTCTTTGAACCATCCGTGCAGCACAATCCGCCAGCCAGACCGCAACATCTCTGGGTAGGCTTCTGACTCCTCTACCTTATGCCTGCGATCTGATAGATGACCTTTGCTAGTTACCTGGACAGCCACCGTTTCGTTGTTGCCGATTGCCAGCAGGTCGATGCAGCCGAACAAGTCATGCTTGCGCTTCGTAAAAGCGTTGTAGTGCTCGACTGTCGCAACTAGATAGCCGAGATCACGAAGGTGCGCTGCTGATCTAGCGTTCAGTGACATGCTCAACCTGCACGATCTTGACATCGGAGTATTGCGGACAGAGATCGCCTAGCATTACCGCACCGTTGGTCAGTAGCTGGATTTCCAGTGCTCGCCTGAGTGGCACGCCTTTCTTCTTCCAGACGTTCATCGCCTGCCTGCTGATCTTTAGCTCCTGGCACAGCTTGCCTTTTGACCCCACCAGCGCGGCAGCTAGGTTGATTGCTTGCTCGACTGTCATAACCCCTCGAAATTGTAAAAGTTGTAAATAATGGAACATTCGCGTTGACAACGAGATGAACTGTACTTTAAGATTGCTTCACGGTCAACAACAACAACCGAGGACAAAATGAACAAACCGACCATTGAGCAGATTGCAACGTCATACAGTTTGTGGATGGACTACGTTGATCCTCTCGGAACGATGGACGCCTGCGAGTTTGAGTCGATGTCAGTAGCTGAGCGGATTGATCTAATTAAAACAACTTTCTTTATCGAACTGGAACAAGCATGAGACGCTGCGACATAGACTGGTCTGAAGCACAAGCTAGGTGGGA